CCAATCAAAATACTTGTACGTGTCCGGATAAAAATCAGGCGGAACTGGTGGTATCTCGGCTAGATTTGGATCAATCGGCGTTTCTGGATCAGGTACAGGCATGTTATTAGATACAGGGGTATCAGATCCCGTAGGATTCGGATTGTAGTTAGCGGGTGGCTGAGTTGTCGGCGTGAGAGCCGGTGCGGGAATAGGAGCCGGTGACAGCGGCGTAAACGGTATCGGTTGAATACCGGTGATGGATTGAGGCGTTGACGGCAAAAAAGGAACAGGAGTCACCAAAGGATTGGGCGAAACCTGATAATAAGGCGAACTGCTTTGCAAAGGGCTAGTTGTCCTGGTCCATTGGGGATAATTGACGGGTGCTTGTTGATTAGCAATGTCATACGTCATCGAGGGAGCCGACTCAGCAACCCACGGAATACGCTCAGGCGTAATATAAGGTGCTAATTGAGTGTAAGGTATCGTAGCCGTTGGGGAGAGTTGTTTGGCAGCGTCCCAAACCTGATTAGGCGATAGAGGAACCGTGGAATTTACCGGATGGACAACGCCGGTATTTGGCTCAACCACAATAGGAGCTTGCGGAGCCGCTTGATTGTACGCTTCTGGAAATTGTGAAGTATAAGGCGCGGTCGGATTTTTTTTAAAATAATCAGTTAGCGCATCACCCATAACACTTTTAGGAATATCACCTTGAACTTTAACATCAACCACTTCTCCAGCACTGTTATGGAAAACACCATCCCAAAGCGCCCTGGCCTCAACCGCAACGCCACCAATAACAGTAGCTATCTCCGAAGAAACAGCCAATTCCGGAATAGCCAATAGTGCCAATACAGCCGTAGCATATTGAATCGCATGAGATGAAGCAAAATCATCAAACGCCTGAAAAAGAAGCGGGGTACAGTTGGTATGATCTGTATCTAATGGACCGCACATCGGTTTTGACGCTGGAAAAACATCCTGCCAACGTGAACCGGTAGGAGGGCAAACAGAAGGAACGTAGACAGTAGTTCCATTAGCGCAATTAATACCCAATCCTTTAGATTTTGGAAAAACACAATTAGACGTTAAAGGATTCTGATTGCTAGTACATTCAGGTAACGATTTACAAGAATTAGAAGGATTATCGTAATAAGTACCGGAAGTACAAGCAGGAGGTGTCTGACAAAGACCTGTAGAGGTATTTTTAACTTGCGGAGCAGTACAAATAACAGGAGTAGTAGAACCATACCAGCCACGATTCATGGTCGGATAATTAGCAGACGTTGCGGCGTAACACTGAGAACCACAAACACCAAAAGGATCAGGAAAAACGCACGAAAAATCTTGCGCAGTAGGAACGCGATAAGGAGGAGCGTTATAAATATTGGAATTTTGCCCCGCTATGTACGCCTGACAATTATCAAAAGCTTGTTGTAAAGTTGAATACCAAGAAACAGCAAAAGAAGAAGTTGAAAATGAAATTAAGAAAAGCAAAAATAAAGATTTTATTAATATCATTTGATTAACCGTTACAAGTGACAGAAAAATAGGAAAGCGGGAGCCGAAACCCCCGCCTGGAGACTAAACCGCTTTGTTAGCGGCTTTTTTGAACAGACCGATAATGATGAATCCGACTGTCAACGCGGTGACGACAGGCCAAGCGGCATCAATTAACGCTAAACCATCAGTTTCAAGCGCGGTAAAAGCCGCGGCAGCCCCAGCCGGTAAAGCAGCAGAAGCGAAGCCAGAGACAACAGAACCGGCAGCAATAGCAGCAAGTTGTAATTTTTTTGATCTATTCATAAAAAATTCCTTAAATAGCTTAAAAGTTTCAGAAAAAAATTAACGAGCGAGTCCCGCAGCACGGCGAAACACGCGAAGAATGACAGAGAGAGCCATACCCAGACCAAAAGCACCCAGGAAATAGCTCACCATGTCAGCTACATCTGATTCCGTCATACCAGCCAAAGCCCCGCAAGAAAGCCCAGACAAAAGCACAAAGCCATAAAGCCAGACTCAAGCATGTAAAAGACGGAATCCAATGTCATGGTTTACCCAGCCCTTCTTAGGTGGGATTTATCAGACGGTTTTGAATCGGCTGATGGAATTTCAGTCACAGAGGAAGCCTGGGAAGATTCGGAGACATTTGACGGTGTAATTTCAGTCGTTGTTTCAGAGGCATCAGACGGTGTAATTTCAGTCACAGTTGAAACCTGCACAGGTTCAGGAGGACGAATCACAAAAAACTCATCGTCAGTTGCAGCAATAGAGATCATAAATCGCCCATCCATGAGCATCTCACGAGCCGGAACAGAAAGAATGCCACCAACATTCTGTTGAAAAATCTGTATCTGGGCAGCATCACAATTTTTTAAATTAACCAGATGAGTACGAGGTTTTAATTCAACAACTTTTGCACGTAAACGGGGCTGTCTGGTGGTTGGGTCAATATCCTCGACGACTTCAAGAATTTTTAGATTTATTGCCATTTTAATTTCCTTAGGCTACTAGCCTTAATTGTGGTTTGGGTGGAGTAGGTAAAGTTGGGATTTGAGGATGTCTATACCAGGAGGGCGGCGCGATCATGTTGCATTCAATAATATCGGACGATTTCAAGCGCAAGGGTGCGCGGGTAATGTCCAATTTTTGGCTGATATCAATACCAAGACCTAAAAGACGTGATTTATGTTTGCGAAAAGTACTAGTTGATTTATCGACATAAGAACCGTGCAACCACTCCAGATAGGCGGTTTGCGTAGCATTGGCTGAATGACGATTTTTACAAATACCTTCATTCAATAATTGATCAGAAATTGATTCATATTGCATATTGGATACCTCTAAGCGTTTTCTGAGTTCAGTAATTACCTGCAATTCTTCGTTAAATTGGCTTTCATCAAATAAGCCATAAGCAAATAAATCATGCCGGTGTAAATATTCTCTTTTAAAACTATGCTCTTCCCTGACAACTCCATTGCGAACGGTAAATTGAAGGAGATCTTCAAAATACTGCAAATCCTGATCGGAAGCGTCCTTACAAAGCTTGCGCTGATTGCGGAGTAAATCAGCGGTTTTCGTGTAAACCTTGATGTAACGATAAGTTGAGCCGTTCTTTTGGACGTTGGCACCGTACCATTCAACCGTATTTTCATCGGGAAATAAAAAAGGGGAAATTGACCGGCCTATTGATTGCGTTGAAAGCGCTTTCAAAAATGGACGCTCATTCCCCAGACCTACAGCAAGGTTGCGCGTAAAATCGATGTGCTTGATGATTGCACCGTCAGCAGTTTTATTGACGTGCTTTCCATCCTTGCCCTGAAAATAAAGATATTTAGTGCATTTGGTAAAACGCGGAAGCCCAAGCCCGTCCAAAATATGGTTATAGACCGCAATGCAATCATCAATCGAAGTCAGGCCGTACAAGTTATCAATACGACCCCAACGGCTTGGATTGCCATAAACTTCAACCTTGGAACCATCACAACGAACAATCAACGCGCTAGAATAAGAACCTTCCAATTTCAAATGCGTTAATAGTTCGGTAGAAACGCCCGTTTTCATATCAACGCGGAATAATTTTTCTTTGCCGATTAAAGGCAATTGACCATCTACTAAATTGTGATCCTGAACAACATTCAATTTGTCAATAAAAAAATGATTCATGCCGATTTACCGAGCTAAAAAATCACGTCGATTTATGGGTAATACCGCCTCAATCGCGGCGATAGTTTGGGTGTTACAGGAACCCAAACTTTTTGGCTTTCTAGGCGTATTGCGGGCTAGACCCCAAAAACAGCTATTTTTTTCATTTTGGACAAAAATGACCGGCAATGAGTGCCGGTTTTTTTCGATAAAATGAAAAATTGCACTCCCTTCCCCTTCGGGGGTGGTCGCGCAATTTTTCGATTTTTGCTCAAATTCACATTCTGATTGACGATCAGATTCGACAGAATGAACAAAAGGCCTGTTATTGGGTTTAGTCCGCCATACAAACGCATCCAGGGATTCATCAAAAACAATTTCGATATCAGCAGCAGCCAAAAGTTTTTCGCGCTCGATAAGGCGTTGATGTACTCGGGTACGTGTTAACAAGTCAATATTGCCAAAACGGCGAGGATCAACGGCTTTTGAAGCAGGAAAAAGGCGAGAATCATCTAACGTCAGAAGAGATTCGTTAAAATCATGCTGAAAACGCTTAAATCGATCAGAAGGCTTCATTAAATGCAAGTTCATAAAATCGCCCATAATTTTCTGATAAAAACAATAATGACGATGATTAAAACTATGATAGAAAACGAATGAATCAACTTCTCACCAAGAGACATAGAATCAAGCGCCTGAGCTAAAGTTAGATGGTTCATTTAGCTGCCTCATTAGAAGAAAAAGGCAAAGCACAAATAGAGAGCGCGCTTTTATCAATCGAATTAAGCATTTCAATCAATGAAGATGATGTGCTCACGAAAGAAAGGAACCAACCCAAAATAAAGGGTGTTAACCAATGCGAAACAATGAATTTAATAAAGCGAACAAGACGGAAGCGTTGAGAATAAGTCATTAGTCGCTCCACTAAAAAGGCAAAGAATCAGAATCATTAGATGGAGGATTTTCACGATCAAATATCCGCTGACAAATTTCAGAGCAGAAAGCTCCGGCAATGAGACGATTAGTGATTGGATCACCACAATAAATGCATAAAAAAATCATTGGTTGCCCCCCTGCCCTACAACAGCAGCAGATGAAGCAGGAGGGCGGTCGAGGTCATCAGCCGCTTTATTGGGTAATAAGAAAATGCGCTGGTTGAGCAGCATCAACAGAGCAGAAAGCTTGCCGTGTTGCGATGCAAAAGGAGGTGTTGTAACAAGTAACGCTAATTCATCTTCTGAAAGATTAACAATCTCTTCCAGGGTGGTGGCAGCTTGGGTAAATTCAGATATAAGAAAAAAACGCTTTGCTTCAGGTGTAAAAATAGGTGTTTGTTCTGATTGCATGGCCTCGACTCCACGGGTTAACTTAGATAGACATCTATCTAATTAGTTGCAAGTCTAAGAATAACATTAGATAGTTGTCAAACTATTTTTCTAATGGGGATTATTATGAAAACGCTCAACGATTATTTAGAAATGTGCAAAATCAACAAAGGATTAGAAACAGATGCAGAGCTAGCAAGCTTTTTAAGAATAAGAGCACCGTCACTATCAATAATGAAAAAAGGTGGAGGAGCAAGTCAAGAAACAGCAGAAAGAATCGCAGAAGGCGCAGGCGTTGCGCTAGAAGACGTATGGCTAGCTAGCTTGATTCAAAAAGAACAAAACCCGAAATTTAAACACGTACTGGAAAATATTTCCAAGCTAGCAGGGATTGCCGCAAGCGTGGTTTTTGCTTGTAATTTAATAGGTTATGTACAGGTAATTCCTTCACTACAAAATTTACCAAGTTATACATTATGCGAAGTTATAAGGCGCCGGATAATCGGCGGCATAGTTCATGCTCTAGGTTCCTGTTTTGCCAAATGGAGCCAACAAAATGACGATTTACTATCAACTTCCGCACACGTTTAAAGAATGGCGGCAATTTGCCCGTTATTCGATTCCTGAATGCGCCGTCACTTTTGCAGTGACGGTGCGAACGGTGAAAAACTGGGAGTCCGGAAAAATAGAACCGCCTAGAGCGGTTTTTATTTGCCTGATGCTTTTTTCCGGCCGGTTGGATTTTTTAGGCAAGCGTTGGCATGGGTTCCGGATTACGCCGGAATGCATCGAATCGCCTGAAGGCGATTTTGTAAGGTGTGAGGAAATCCGAGCATTGCGATACGCCATGCAGGCGCTTGAGATTGACCGGTTGAGGCGCTGCCGGATGAACACTGACGAAACGCCAAACAGCTATGAAAAAGTTACCTTTATAGATAAAACGGCGAAGCAGAAAAAGTGCGTAATGATTCAAACGGTAACCCATGAGAAAGCTTATAAAACATAAAAAAATACCAGCCAATGGACAGACCAATCAACAGCAGCATTAGGATTGATAAATATTTCCAAAAAACTGAAACGGTTTTCTTAGGTTTTGAGGGAGATTGGGGATCATTAGAACCTGAAACCTCCCATTGCCAAAGCTTAGCATTACGCGCCTTCTTAAGCCTAGCATCACATTCCTTACGTTCCTTCACATAATCTCTGTCCTGCAATCCCATTTTAATATCCCCTGATGATAGAAATTAGAGCGGCATTATACAGTTGAAGGAATTAAAAACACCACACAACCTAAACGGCACTGGTTCCCTGCGCCTATCTGTTGAGAGTCAGGCGTTTACAGCAGTTGATTAGGTGATGAATGGCACGGGCGATAGATTATTTATCGTTACTTGTTACAGCTTATCGTTTGGGCCATTCAACACAATTGGCAAGCGCCCGATGGGCGCAGTTATTTGGATAGTTATTGACGCAAGCGCCATGCTTGCCGGCGGCTGCGATGGGCTACGCCCTATCTGCATTGATCGAAACCAATCTATGAACTGTAATATTGGTAATATTCATCACTACACATTGGCCAGTCTTTGATAATGCGACGTTCTTCTGCTTGCAGGAGATCCTGAAGATACTGTTCCGGCGTCTGGCCATGATGACGGGATAACCGCTCCAAAGAATACTTTGCGCCTGTAGAAATCCACACGTTGAGATTTTTTGAACCCAATGCGCCCTTCTCGCGCTTGTTGCGCCGATAAACAGCCTGACGTTGCGCGGAGGTTTTAGCCTGGCCGGTTTTCGGTCTGCCCCGTTTTTTAGGTACTGGGAATAGTTCAGCGGTGGTGTTGTCATGTGCATCTTTCATAACGAAACCCTGGCAACGACGTTTGATTGATCGAGATTCGCTAAAACCACATAGCCGGAGACCAAGCGCACATAGTACGGCGTATTATCCGGCATCCTGAACAAGCAGAAATTAGAAAAAGTGCCATGAGAACCAGCCAAATCAAGGATTTGCTGGCCGGTTAAGCCTTGAAAGCGTTTTTTGGTTTTGAATGTTTTCATAAATCCCCCTGCATTGAAGTTGATTTATTGTAACACGTTACATTAATTAGTCAAGCTTTTTTGTTACTTGTTACGTTAATTAATGATACTGTTAGAGACGGAGGCAACAGGCTGAGAAGAAGGATCTTGCTCAGGTGCACTAGGCTCAGGCGCATGAGGAATCTTCCAGGAGGAAACAACGAAGGTTTTGCCTTCATAAACGAGATCCACGCCGTAAGGCTTACGAAGCAAGGTTACACCGAACGCATGCAACTCTTTGACGTTATAGGACTCGATCAACTCGAAATTGTCGTAAAAATCGATCGTGCCGACAATGCCGAGTTCAGGCGAATAGGCTGTAGTGGAAAGCCGTGGACGATACAGTTTCAACAAGTTTTCAATGAAATCATTTTTTTGAATGGCTTTGTAAGTGACATTTTCAGAGGATGCAACAGCAGTTGAAGGCGTTGACGCTGGCAATTGTGAAGCTGGAGCAGAGGATGCAGGAACCGGCGGCATTGACTGAGATGCAGACGACTTTGGCAAGGAAAAGCCACCCGAGGCAAAACGCCAGCCAAGGAAGGCAACCAAGGCGATGATAAGCAGGCCGATTTTTGCATATTGCGATTCTTTACTTAGGGACTTTTTAGCCATAGTGTCAAGCTCGGTTTCAAAGGTTAAAGGCTTTAGATCTTTTAAATACTGGATTTGCTTTTGAATGCGCTCAATAAACACATGACGCGACAGATAATTAGCCGGAATGAATGAGTAAGTCGCCCTCATATCGACCAACGTACCCCCCAGCGCTTCCATGCCGTTACTGAATTTCTGGTTGGTGTCATAACCTTCGTAGAAGTCCTTGCCGGTGAAAGTCCAGGTTTCTACAGGTGGTTGAGCCGTGGAAAGGCCGTAATAGACATGATAGCGATGAACACGGGGCATGAATTGATTGAAACCCAAAAAACCCATAATGGGTGCTAAATACGGTATTTTTTGCCGGTCAAGGCGTGAAGCTTGCACCAAGTAATCGCACAAGGTTGTTCTCACCTGGGCGTCGATCATTTCATGATCCTGGGCAAGTAAAATCAGATCCCAGTGATCTTTACGGCTTAGAAAGAGCCAGTTAAGCAGCTCTAACCTGTCTTTATTATTCCAGGATCGTGAGTTGAGCCAAGTTCCCAACTCATCAAGCACGAGAAGGCCGTTTTTATCCTCGCCTTTGTATTTGGGATCATAGGCAGGAGGCAATAATTGAAAATCAGCAAGCCTCGGGTGATCAGGCAAACGATAGGCAATAGTTGCGTTGTCAGGCGGTAGAAATTTATCCAGGTATAGCGTCAGGTTGGTAGCGACAGGCCTGCCCTGCATCATGTATTCTTTGATTTTAGCGACAGCAGCAAGAGATTTACCCTCGCCCCTAACGCCCTGAATTATCCATCCTGGCATAATAAAAACCTTTTTTGTTAATGTGATTCAAAATTGCGCGGCGGCCTGCTTTATCTGGTCGAACATCACGCAAACATTGCCAACGCTAACAGCTTGATCAGTTTCGACATTGGGCTGGCCAGGACTTTTATTTAGATGCTCCCTCCCTCCCTCATCCTCAGAGCATATCCCCGACAACCCAGGCATACTCCCTAGGCCTCGGCAGTCAATCACAGTACGACTCTAACCAATGGCATTTTTTAGTAAAGGATAAAGTGAACGCGCGAAAAGCATGCGCGTCCTTGACTAAAAAACAGCTCATTGGTTCACGAGTCACTGCGACCGACCGACCGACTCCGAGGGGCATACCCAGAACGCCGGGCAATTTCAGCCCGGCAGAGTTAGAAAAAATAAAGAACAACTAAAAGTCTTGCACTATCCCTAGGCCGAAATCTATCAATAGACACTTACCTGAAATTTTCGTGAGTAATCACGAAAAAATATAATTGCAGGCCGCCGCGCTTAACTTGTATGTAATGTTGTATGTATTAAACATACATTACATACATTAATTGCTAATCGCAGCACGAAAACGGGCATTCATAAAAAGGAAATACTGTTTAGTAACAAACCGCAGCAGGACACAAGAGAAGATCGCAAATATGCAGGCGTTTATATTGCTGGGCATAACCCATCCCCAGACACCGTTAACGATTTCAGGAACCGTTTGCCCAATGCCATTCACAATCGTGGAATACGCGGCTACATAGGCATAAATAGCGGCCACCATAAGGCCAATAAATGCGCCTGTTATCGCCATTTTGAAAGCAGCATGTAAGAAAGCCTGGCTGAACAATTTAGCCAGGAAGTTCATTAAAAGACCTAATAAAACTGACATTAGAAACTACTCCTGAAAATAATAAAAAAACAGGCCATGATGGTGACAACACTAAACACCCAGGCCAGGACGGTACGTAGAGGCTGGAGCGGCACACAAGGTGCTACATCCAAATGTTTAATACCTAAATACGGAACATTAAACGATGAATGAATTTCATAATAACAAGTCGGCTCTGGCAATGAAGGTAGGTAATCGCGCACATCAAAAGAAAGCGGATTTTTCATCGGCATCCAATCAAAATACTTGTACGTGTCCGGATAAAAATCAGGCGGAACTGGTGGTATCTCGGCTAGATTTGGATCAATCGGCGTTTCTGGATCAGGTACAGGCATGTTATTAGATACAGGGGCATCAGATCCCGTAGGGTTCGGATTGTAGTTAGCGGGTGGCTGAGTTGTCGGCGTAGGAGCCGGTGCGGCAATAGGAGCCGGTGACAGCGGCGTAAACGGTATCGGTTGAATACCGGTGATAGATTGAGGCGTTGACGGCAAAAAAGGAACAGGAGTCACCAAAGGATTGGGCGAAACCTGATAGTAAGGCGAAGTGCTTTGCAAGGGGCTAGTTGTCCTGGTCCATTGGGGGAGGTTGACGGGAGCTTGTTGATTAGCGATGTCATACGTCATTGAGGGAGCCGACTCAGCAACCCACGGAATACGCTCAGGCGTTATGTAAGGTGCTAATTGAGTGTAAGGTATCGTAACCGTTGGGGAGAGTTGTTTGGCAGCGTCCCAAACCTGATTAGGCGATAGAGGAACCGTGGAATTTACCGGATGGACAACACCGGTATTTGGCTCAACCACAATAGGAGCTTGCGGAGCCGCTTGATTGTACGCTTCTGGAAATTGTGAAGTATAAGGCGCGGTCGGATTTTTTTTAAAATAATCAGTTAGCGCATCACCCATAACAC